GTTCAAACCACGATATTTGCCTAATTGTGAAAAAATAACATACCCTTCAATTCAGAATGAAAAATTTTATTCAAAGTGAAAAATTGGTTTTAAAGGCGGCCCTTATATAACTAATGACTACATTAACAAGAATCGTGCCAATTCGTAAAGGGAGATTGTAAAAATGAAAGCGCAAATATTGTACTTGGCGCTGGCGGCGCTAGGTCTTGGCATTAACATAGCGAAGCATGGGCAGCCGAAGGGAAATTACAATGCCGGATATTATTTTCTGGATGTTTTGTTTGCCCTGTCCATCCTTTGGTGGGGCGGCTTCTTCGATTGTTTTTTGAGGTAGGCAAATGGCGAACGAAGTTAACCTAGAGCAAGTCCTGGCGCCTGCATGGCAAAAAGCAGGACTTGAACTTACCGCCCGTCAATACCGCAAAATTGCCAGCGAAGGCAAAGCTCCTGCGCCAATCGGGGGCAAAGTAGACGCCCTCCTGGCGCTCGCCAAAATAGCTGCTTATTATCAGGCCATGACTCGCGGCAAATCGTCGGCCCAGCTCACAGAGGCGAGGGCGCGGAAAGAATTGGCAAATGCCGAAATGGCGGAAATAAATCTTAAGAAAGCCAAGGGCGAAATACGGGAAACTCCTGAAGTTGTCCTGGATTTGTCATTTTTGCTCGCCAACTTCAAAACTCACGTCCGCGCATGGTCAAAATCTCTCCCCCCCATTCTCTTGGGGCGCGAGGAACGGGATATTTCAATCACTTTAGGCGCAGAAATAGACCGATTATTGACCGATTTGGCGGCGGGAACAGAATTGATCGGCAAGAAAAAAGACATCAAGAACATAAAAAAGAAGCCTGGAAGGCCCACCAAAGACAAGGAAAAGCAGTCAAAAAATGCAAAATAGTCGCGAATTAGCTTATTTACTGCCCGCGTTAAAGGCATTAAGACCGCCGGAAAACATGCCGGCCGATGTCTGGATTGAAAAAAATATCATTCTGCCGCCCCTCACGAGCGGAGAGCCCGGGCCAATGCGTCTTTCGCGCGTGCCTTACGCCCGAGGCCCGCTCATCGCCTTTAATTCTCCCTACGTCGAGCACATTGTTCTTGTTTGGGGGCGGCAACTCGGCAAATCTCAGTCGATACAATATCCTTGCCTTGCCTATTCCATCGTGCAAGATCCCGGCCCGGCTCTTTTCCTCATGCCGTCGAAGGATGTTATTTCCTATACGGCAAAAAACCGCATTCGCCCTTTTCTGGACGCCTGCCCTGCCGTGGATGCGCAGAAGACCGGCAACTTTGACGACATAACGACTTTCGAAATGCGCTATCTTGGCATGGTTATTTCGCTCGCGGGCGCCGGATCGGAAATCCAAGTCATGTCGCGGCCCGTGCGCTATCTTCTGCGCGACGAAACGGATGCAATGGAAGAATCTGTCGGGCGCGGCGAAGCCGATCCAATGTCGTCATCCGAAGAGACAACCTCCAACTTCAGCAACCGCAAAATCATTGACACCTCAACGCCCTCAAAAACTACGGGAAACATCTGGCGGCAGTTCAAGCAGTGCAATCTCGTTTTTGAATATTGGGTTGATTGCCTTCGCTGCGGCCAGCCGCAAATCATGTTCTTTAAAAACATCAACTTTCACGGGGAAACAGAGCCGCACGCAGTTTTTGAAAGCGCCGATTATCAATGTCAATACTGCGGCGGATTCATCAAAAACCATGAAAAGCCGTTTTTGCTCGGGAACGGACGACGGCAATGGAGGGCGCGAACGTCGGCGAATGCCGTCGATGAAATCCTGGAATCATTAAATCCCGACATCAAAGACACAGTTTTGCTCGAAGATGCGCTTGAAAATCAGGCGATTAAGAAAATCGGTTTTCATTTGCCAAAATGGTACAGCCCCTTTCCTCACGGCACGTTTGGCGAATGCGCCCGCAAATTTTTAGAGGCGCAAGGCGACTTTGTGAAGCTTCAGGACTGGAATAAATTTTGGGCGGCCCGTCCGCTCACCGTGAGGTCTGACGACGTGAAAATTGATATGGACAGCCAAAAAATAGAGGGGTTGGCGCCGCGGGTATGTCCAAACGACGCCATTGCCGTGGTTATGGGCATTGATCCAGGACAGCGCGGCTTTTGGTGGACAAGCTGGGCGACTCTTCCGAATCATCGAATGCACTTGATTGATTTTGGATTCAAGGGACTCGTCGGGCAATTTCTTGATGAGCAAATCGAAGAGTACCGGCGCCATATTTTCGAAACGTTTTATCCATCGGAGGATGGCCAATTCGTTTATCCGGTCTGGCGAGCGGGCAAGGATACGGGCGGCGGGAAAAACAAGGGCGATCAAATCACCATGACCGCAAAGGCTTACTTGATCATCCGCCAAACTGTGATCGCGCAGATGAGGATTGAAAGCGACGACCGCCAGCGGCGAGCCGTAGAAAAGCGCTTTCTTGCCTGCAAGGGCGGTCCCGACTCGGATAAAACCATGAGGGAAAGCCGCATAGACAAAGATCCGCGCGGAAAGCCGATTCCTGGCGGTCTTATTCTTTGGATATTGAATGTCGAGCGCCTGAAAACTTCATTTTCCGAATCCTGGAACATCGCAAAGGGGGGATTCGGCGGCATTACGATGCACAATGGCAATACGGATGAATTTATGAAGCATATCAAGGCGGAAGAGATGCAGCAGGATAAAAAAGGTCAATGGAAGTGGGTGCAAATCTCCCGCGACAACCATCTTTTTGACTGCACGATTACTTGTTACGGCCTGATAGATCGTGAATGTTGGGGCGGCGTGGACGTTCTTCACAGACCGCAGCGATTCCCGGCAAATCAGGCCAAAAAAGTCGAGGCGAAGGCTAAAGAGGTCGTTATTGAAAACATAGACATACCGAAGGTTAACAAGAAACTTAAGCCTCAGCGCCCGCGCCTTGGCTGGTTTGGAGGCCCGAAGTGACAACCGAAATATCAGAAGAACTTCCAAATAAGGCCCTACTTCTGCCTCGCGAAGTCGCTCTTGTGCTGAGAATTTCAATAGCAACGGTCTACAGATGGTGCGATGAAGGTCTTTTAGACGCCGGAAAGACGCGCGGCTGTACGAGAATAACTCGCGAATCCGTTTTGAGCAGAATAAAAATCATGTTTGATGAATAAATTTTCTCATGCTTCTCATGTTTCTCATGCTTCTTAGACATAATCCTTTTTGAGTGCCACAATCCCCTCCAACAATCAATATTGTAACTTCATTTCACAAGCTTTGCGAGGTCCCTATGTAATGGCGAACACTCCCGAGCCCCTGCAGATATCGGTCGGCGAGACTATTAAATGGATTCGTCGTGCGGTAGCAGCAAACTCCATTAATGACGACGGAGTTATGGAAATCGTAGACATCAAGGCGTCTGAGGGCTGGACGCTTACGCTCAAGGCCACAGACAGCAGCGGAGCGCATACCTTCACCGTTACAGCAGTTGCTGATTCAGATAACGCAGACGATTTCTCGTTTACTATCACGGCGGCCATTTCGGCCGCCTACACGGCCGGAGATTATTTATGGAAACTCACTGCGACAAAAGCAACCACAACATACCTGATAGCTCGCGGCTACGTCGAAGTAATAGGCGACACCCTTGCGGAACTCCAGCATATCAGGATCACTCTGGATGCGATTCGCCTAGTGATTCAAGGGACTGCATCGAGGGAACAGAAATCATACCAAATATCAGGACGGTCATTAGAAGTGCGAAGCGTTCAAGAACTCCTTTTACTGGAAACTGAATTCCAGGGACGCTATAACGCCGCGCTTTCAAAAGTGAAAATCGGGCAAAAACGCGGATCGGGCAACAAGATCCTTACCCGCTTCATATAGGGCGATAATGGGAGCAATTTATAACTACTTAAAGCAAACGGCTGAATTTCAGGCGCATCTTGCGGCATCAGCGGCCCAAAAAAAACAAAAACGAGGATATGACGCCGCAAAAATAGATCGCCTGACTAATTCGTTTCTTGCTCCATTAACAACGGCGGATACGGAGCTTAGTTTTGCGCTTCCTATAATGCGGGCGCGAAGCCGAGAGCTTGAACGAAACAATGATTATGCAAAAAAATTCCTTCGGATGTGCTCTCAGAACATAGTCGGCAAGACGGGGTTCGTTCTCCAAAACAAAGCGCGGGATGCGAACGGAGCCATGGATAAACTGGCAAACAAGGCGATTGAACAGGAGTGGACGTTATGGGGCAAGAAAGGAAACTGCACCGTAGACGGTCGTCTGTCTTGGCTTGCCGAACAGGAACTCTTTATCAAAACAGTCGCACGGGACGGAGAATTTTTAGCGCGTAAAATCCGTGGTTTTAAAAATCCGTGGCGTTTTGCAATTCAGAATCTTGAAGCAGATATGCTGGATGAAAACTATAACATATCGGACGGCCCAGGACGTAATCTAATCAAAATGGGCATTGAATATGATGCATGGGATCGCCCCGTTGCTTATCATCTCCGTAAAAAACATCCCGGCGATTACTTCCGTTCTCAGGTTTCAGCAAACACTTACGAAAGAATTCCGGCAAGCGAAATCATGCATTGTTTTATCGCCGAAAGATCAACTCAGACTCGGGGCGTTCCCTGGATGCATACAGCCGTCAGGCGCCTTAATCAGCTCGGTGAATATGAATATGCTGAAGTAATCGCGGCGCGTCTGGGAGCATCCAAAATGGGTTTTTATGAGCAAAGTCCGGATTCTCCCACGAATATTGACATTTTAGGAGATGACACGGATGAAAACGAAAACCCGATCCAGGAAGCGGAGCCGGGAGTATTTGAAAAGCTTCCGAAGGGCTATAAGTTTTCCCCTTTTATGCCCGAGCATCCAACAACTTCTTACGCCGCTTTCGTAAAGGCTGCGCTGCGGGGAGTCTCGTCGGGCTTGAGCGTTTCCTATAATAATCTTGCCAACGATCTCGAGGGAGTCAATTTTTCTTCAATGCGATCCGGAGCTATTGAAGAGCGCGACGGATGGAAGTGCCTGCAGCAGTGGGTCATTGATGATTTTGTATCTCAGGTTTTCGAATCGTGGTTGGAAATGCTTCTCCTAACGAACCGGACTCCCCTTCCTTACGGAAAATTTGAAAAATTCAATCAGCCTGATTTCAGGGGCCGTATTTTTGACTGGGTAGATCCGTCAAAAGACATCGACGGCGAATTAAAGGTCCGCAGGGCTGGATGGAAACCGGACAGAATCATTGTTCAAGAACGCTTCAACATGGACTTGGAAGACGTTTACCGGATGATCAAAGAAGACCAGGAACTCGCAAAGCAATACGGAATCAATACCGATCTTGGTGCGACAATTTCAAAAAATGCGGCTTCGACTGACGTTATAGAAAGCGAAGAGACGGGAGGCCCTGAGCAATGAAGAAAAATGTCAAATCTCTGAAAATAAAAACTCTCTACAGGTCGGCTCAATTTGAACCGTCCACGATAGACGAAGAGGCGCGTACCTGCGAACTCTCTTTTTCTTCGGAGGAGCCTTACGAGCGTTATTTCGGTTTTGAAATTCTCGGGCATAGCGCCGGTGAGGTTCGTCTCAGCCGAATGAATAACAGCGGCGCGGTGTGCGTGGATCATAGAACAAGTGATCATGTGGGCGTCTGTGAAAAGTGCTGGATTGGCGAAGACCGCAAAGGGCGGGCGTTGGTGCGCTTTGGGAAAAGCGCCCGAGCCAGTGAAATCTTTCAAGACGTCATCGATGGAATCAGAAAAAACACCTCTGTCAGTTACGACGTTTACAAAATGGTCTTGATGAAATCCGAAAACAACGTCGACTGGTACCGCGTCACTGATTGGGAGCCGCTGGAAATTAGCCTGGTAAGCGTTCCGGCTGACGCCTCTGTCGGAGTAGGGCGCGGGAAAGAAGGGATTGAACGCGAAATCACAATAGAAATTTCGAAGAAGGAGGAAAAGCAAACCATGAAAAAATGCGCTAAATGCGGATTTGAATACGAAGGAGATAGCTGCCCCGTTTGCGCCAGAGCCGAAACGCTGGCCAGCGAAAAAGCAAGGGAAGCCGGCAGAATTGAGACGGCCAGAGTCAACGACATTCTTGCCATGGGGAAAAAGCATGACCTGATGGAAGATGCACAAAAAGCAGTTTCCGAAGGAAAGACCGTGCAGGAGTTTAAGGATCTCGTCATTGAAAAGATCAGCTCACGCTCTGTGGGGAGCCGCTTTGAGGGCGGAGACAATCTGAAAGCGCAGCAGCCCTATAACTCCCTCGGCGAACAATTAATAGATATATCTCGCGCAAAATCACCGGATGCGGGCCTTGTCCGAGAAAAGCTTATTAATGCGCAGCGAGCCATATCCGGCATGTCGACGTCCATCCCTACTGATGGCGGATATCTGCTGCAGACGGGTTTCACAACGGCCCTTCTCGACAAACCGGAGGAAGTTTCTCAGATTTCCACGCGCTGCTTTAAAATTCCGATTGGGCAGGGGTTTGATAGTCTGGAGGCGCCTTTTATTGACGAAACCTCCCGCGCAACCGGGTCGAGATGGGGCGGGGTGCAGACATACCGCGAAGGAGAATCACTCTATCCGTCTGGAACAAAGCCGAAGATCGGTGAATTTTCAATCAGATTATATGATCTGATTTCGGTTTGTTATGCAACGAATCGCCTTCTGAGCAACGCAACGTCTCTTGAGGCGATCATCACGAAAGCTTTCAGGTCTGAAAACTTCTTCAAGCTTGACGATGAAATTATTAGGGGTACGGGCGCCGGGCAGTGCATGGGCATCACGGTTTCCCCTGCCACAATTACAATAGCAAAGGAGTCGACGCAGGCGGCAGATACAATACTTACCGAAAACATTAACAAAATGTTCAATGCCCTTTTTGCCGCAAGTCGAGGTTCGGCAGTATGGCTCTACAATCAAGAATGCGAACCGCAACTTGAGACGCTGACCCTTGCGGTAGGCACCGGCGGCGTTTTAATGCCGATGTTCCAATATGCCGGACAGGGAACGAACAATTCTCCCATTAACAAACTAAAAGGTTTGCCCGCAATACCGGTTGAACAGGCGTCTGCCCTTGGAGACCTCGGGGACATCATTCTCGCCGATCTTACAGGATATATCCTCGTTGACCAGGGCGGAATTGAGGCTCGCCAGAGCATCGAGGTGAAATTCCTCGAAAATGAAAAGACATTCCAGTTCATTTATCGAGTCAATGGAGCCCCGAGGCTGCGCAGCAAGGTAACTCCCTATAAGGGAGCCGGTTATCACAGCCACTTTGTTATTTTGCAGGCGAGATAAACATTAAGGGCCTAAAAACGGCCCTCATTAAAATCTTCTTCGAGAAGGAGGGCTTCAGAAATGAAACAGATGTTCAGTATGGAAAAGAAAATTATCCCGATCCTTTCCTCTGCCAACATAAATGCGGGCGTTGATTGTGATTCGGTCGACATGCAGGGAGTGAAAAGCGCGACATTTTTATGCGTCTTTGGACCGTCTTATGCGGGAGCCGCCGGCGCGATCTTGAAACTGTACGAGGGCGCAAGCCATGGCACTAAGACAACGGCTAAAACTTTTAACTACCGATATGGCGGAGCTGCAATAAAAGCCGCGAATGCGGATGTCCTGACTAGCGTTGCAACGTCGGCCGCTCTTCAGATTGCTACGGCGACGCTAGTCAGCTGCATTTTGGTTATCGAACTCAATGCTGATCAGATCACGGACGGTTGCCGTTATTTGACTCTTGAAGTTGGGGCGGAAGCAGATGCCGGAGAGTTGGCAGTCATCGCCATTCTTGATCCGATGTTTGCGGACCCGGGACCTGACAGCGTTATTGGCTAAATCATCAAGGGCGGATCGCTCTTCTGCCGCCCTTTTATTTCAAGGGGAACCGCTCCTTTAAGCTTTGGCACGGATGGAGGAAAAGAAATGCCGGTAACATTAGTGAAAACCGATTGGGTGGATGGCAACCTGAACTTTAGAGATGCTTCCGGAAACATAATTGCTACGTGGGATGGCACGAACAGAAAACTATCGTTCCCTTCCGGCAGCACGCTTGAAGTGCTCGGAACCGCAACCATAGTCGATAAAGCTCTTGCCGCTGGCGATGTAGCTTTAGCGGAGGGAAGCATCATTGTAGGCGATTCGGCAGGCAAGGGCGCGGCTCTCTCAGCCAAAACTTCAGGCCGCATCCTGGTAGGCGACGGAACCACAGTTGCAAGCGTCGCGCTTGGAACTGACGCAACGCTGGCGGCAAGCGGCGCTTTGACTATCGCAAATGGCGTCGTTACGCTGGCTAAAATGGCGAACATGTCAACGGACAGACTTATCGGACGCGACACAGCGGCCGCTGGCGTGCCCGAAGAAATATCAGTCACCAACGGCCTCGCCTTCACCGGCAGTGGCGGCATAGGAATATCGGCAGGCGGCGTTACGGCGGCAATGCTGGCAAACGGCGCAGGCGTGGCGGCTCTCTTTACCGCAGGCGCGGGAGCTTCAGCGGCTTATGCAAAAACCACAAACGGCGCCCAGGTGCTCGCAACCGGAACGGCAGGAACGAAGAAAGTTTTCATCTTTGTCACCGTAACAGAAGCATTCGCAGACGCGGGCGGCAATCAGCCGACATTTACTATCGGCGAAGTCGGCACGGCGGATAAGTTCTCGGCGGCTGCGCTCCTTACAAACGCGACGCTTAACACCGTGAAAGTTCTTGCCGGAGAACTCACAGCATCGACAAATCTCATTGTCACGGGCGTTCCGGCCGTAGGCGCAGGAACGGGCGCGATCTCGGTTGCGGCAATCATTCTGCCCGCAACGACTTAACGAATTGACGATCAGGGGCGGGGCCTCGCTTCGCCCCTTCTTTTAAAGAGGGCATGACATGAAAAAAATTACGGCAATGATCATCCTGGCTATCATGTTGATGGCCTCTCAGCTTTGGGCGGCGGGTTCTTGTGTCCAGACGCCTCTTGTATATCAAAACGGCAGTGTATTCACGGTCAATCTAGTTTGCACGGGGGCCGCAGACAATGGTTCTATCCCTAATACGTCCCTTGAAACAGATACAATAACAGCCCTCAAAGGAAAATATTTCCTTTACACCGTCTCAGCCTATCCCACGGCTGGCGGTACGGCTCCCGATGCGGCGGATGTTTTCATCCTGGACGCTTCCGGCGAGGATCTGCTCGGCTCGGTTGACGGCGGAACGACGGCGAATAAAGGCCTCAATCTCATCCACGCGACCTTGAAAAAGACAACCATGCCTTACAGCGCATATCTCAGCCAAGCCTATTTCCCGGTTATAACGGGAGTGTTGACGCTCAAAGTTTCCAATCAGGCGACGGTGAACGCGAATTATACCATTGAACTCGTTTTCGTGAGGTAGCCATGAAAAAGACAGCAATCATCTTACTTATTCTCCTTTTCGCGCTTCCGGCCTTCGCTTTTCCTCCGAGTCCTCCGGGGCCTCCGATCAGCGTTTCATCCGGCAAAACTCCGTCATTCTTGAACTCTATTACGATTTCGGGAACGGACGGCAGCACCCTCAACGTCGGTTCGGGCGGAACTTTGTTTTCTACCAATACAAGCCTTGGAACCTCTGACGCGATAATTCCAACACAGGCGGCGATTAAATCCTATGTTGACGCGGGACTTTTAGGCAAAGCAGCTTCAAACGCCGCCACAACGGTCAACGGTGTGAGTTGCGCGTTAGGCGGAAGTTGTACGATAGCGGCGGGTTCCCTGAAGGGTTACGCCTCATTCCCCGCTGGGGCGCTTATCCCTGATACCTGTTCCGGACTTCTCCAAAACGACAGCGACCCCAATATTTTTGACTATCTCGCCTTCGACGGAGCGACCGATGAATTTGCCCTTTTCGTCTGGATTCCCCCCGACGATTACGATGCGGGGACTATCAAGGCGAAGTTTTCCTGGGCTGCTTCGGCGGCAATGACTGACGCTCATACCGTTATTTTCGAACTAAATTGTTATGCAGTAGGAGACGGCGGAACCCTGGACGTTGCTTTCAATTCGGGAGCGCAGACGGCTTCCGACGCCTATGCGACCGGCGATGAGACTGGCCCGAAACTGAAAATCAGCGCGGCGACTCCGGCAATTACGATTCAAGGGACTCCAGCAGCGGGAAAGCCTGTCTTCTGCCGAGTTTCGCGAGACGCTGACACCGACACCTCTACAGTAGACGCATGGCTCGTCAACGTCGCTATCGAATACGGCAAGACCGGCGCGACTCCGGCAGCGTGGTAGGTGCGCGATGAAAAAATACCTTATCCTTTTATTCATTCTTCTGCTTGCGGCTCCGTGTCATGCGGCGAAGGTATGCACTACAATCGGCGGCGCCTGGAATGCTGATATATGGACTGGTACAGGCTGCACCGGGGCGGGCAATTATCCAATAGCCGGAGATACGGCAAGAATAAACGGGGCAACCACTATACCGCTCGGTTTTGATGCGGCGGCGCTGTCTGTTACGGTCGGCCATGCAAACGATGCTGAACTGATTATTTTGGGAACCCTAACGACGGCTGGCACAGGCTCCTTGTTAAAGGTTGGAAATGGAGATTTGAAAAACGGCACCCTAACGCTTGGGCCAGGGTCGGTAACTAGCATTGAGGATAATTTATATTTTAATAACGGCACATTGCAAACGTCTGGCACGACTAGAGCGAGTCCCGCAATAATTACCGGAACGGGAGCTTTCGGTTCAACCGGCGTTACGGGGCCGCGTCAGATAGTGAATATCTCGCATTTATCATTCCAACTTGCGGGACAGGTTACGTTTTATTTGCAGGATACAACAGGTCTAGTTGCTGGCGCATCGTCTTTTTCGGCGATCAATACCGTATGGACGCCAGATAATCCCGTTGTAATCGGACAATCTGATACTCCTAATACTACGCCGATTACATTTAACGATAGCGACATTCGCCCTCCGGGAACTGCGTCCCTTGCCATACAACGAGCTTCCGGAGGCGTCGCGGGATACTCGTTTTCCCACAATACTATTAGCAATTACGATGGCGCGACGGCAACATTTAAAGTCTATCCGCAACTGAGCGGCGGGATGAGCATTACAGGGAACGTCCTTTTCAATTCCAGGATCGTATTAGACAGCGCTGGCAACCAGACAATAACAGACAATTTTTCAGCTCAATCCATCATAGACAAAGATCTGCTGCTCACCGGAGACGGGAGCGTAATAGACAGGAATTATTTTTTAGCCTATTCCGATAACGGAGGCGGCATTACCGCAAGCGCCTCGGCAACCACTGCTAACCCTCGCTATGTCAGGGATAATGTTTTTGAGGGGAACTACATAGGGGATCGCGGCGATTTTTACTTGGCGACAGGCGCTCAGCCAGAAACCCACGTCCTGAGAAACATACTGACGGTAACCGCTGAATGCGCAATGTCTTACGATTCTCCGTCCTATGATGGGGGAGGATTGATATTAAAAAACAATACGCTTGCGGCAACTTTAGACCCCGCGACATCTCACGGCGGACATCTGTATGCCTGCGAAACGTCCGGCCCTTCGGTCGGTTCTAAAACTTTCGCCAGCAATATTTATATGGGCAATGGAGCGGGATCGGTAAACGATATTGTGGGATCGCCAAGCGGGTATGAATCTGAGGTCTTGGATTATTCCGACTATAACAGTTTTTATAATGTGGGCGCTTACGCATATTCCCAGAACCGCCTAACAATCACCGCGGGAAACACCACCAAAGCAATTCCAGGATCATATGACGTTGGGCTTGATCCAAAGTTTTTAGATTTTCCTCCCGGATGGGAACAGTCTCGCGGGTTAGCAAGATGGAACGCTCGTTTCGGATCGGGAACCGCCACTAAAGCGGCGGGAATAGCATACCTCCTTGGGATCAACGGGTACGACCCTGCGACCAAGACGCAGAAAGGAACTGTATCGACTTATGAGCCGTCTCATCTCGTCGAATGGGTGCGATATGGATACAGTCCTACCAATGGAGTCTTGCGTCACGCTGGCGATCCGGCTGATGGAAACCCGACGATAGGGGCGATGGAGTGGAAGAACCCGCGACGTACGCGGTCAATGTAAAAACGAACGAGCGATAATCAGGAGGACAGAATGAAACGATACAGCATTTTAAGATATTTACTGGCAATATTCCTTGCGTTATCGCTCTTTGCAGCCCCTTTTCCTGCTGATGCAGCGAAAACCGCATATCAGAAAACGGCTCTCACCGGCGGCTCATCAACCGCCCTCGACGGCATAAACGGGTCCAACCTCGTAGACGGGGACTTCGCCTATGTCATGGTTTCGAACGTCCAATATGTTTATGTCCTGGACGCTGATTCGGGAGCGGCGGAATCAAGCCCGGATGTAATTTCCCCCGACACGAACGCCGGAACAAAACGCTGGATACTCCAGAAGGCTTACGGCCCCACGGGAGCGGCTTCCATCACCAGCGGAACGATCAGCGGCGTCACCGTCTCGGCTTCAACCCTTACCGATACCGGCCTTACCTCTAGCCGCATTCCGATAGTTTCCACGGGCGGACTTTTCGCGGATGATTCGGCTTTTGCGTGGGATGCATCCGACAACCTCAAAATGGACGGGATTACGCCCGGAACTTCGGCGGCAAAGACTATCGTGCGCGGCTCGGGCACGGCTCCGACAACCTCTCCGGCTGATGCGGCGCAACTGTGGGTAGCAGATCTTAACGGCGCGGCTGGAATGGCGAGATGGCATCAGCGGACAGAATCAGGCATATCCTCACCCCTTGCCTTGATGCAGGAAGTTGACAGCACGATCAATCCCCGAATCCCTTCGCAGGGTCTCTATACGACAGCCGCAGCAACCGCAGCAATGAAGGTTGCCGACAATGCGAATATAAATATGGGAACCAATAATTTCACGATGGTTTGGAAAGGGGCCCTTCCGGATTGGACGCCAGCATCCGAGCTGAATATTATTTACAAATATCAAGCCGCAGCAATTCGCATGTATTTATTGCTAGAAACTTCAGGAGTTTTCCGCGTATGGATTAACGGAAACTCGTACGATTCAACCGTAGCCAACACTTTTGTAGATGGCACAGCTCACAAAATAGTGGCCGTTATCGTCCGCGAAACTGCATCAACGGCGGGCTCTGTAACTTTTTATGCGGATGGGCTTCAGCTAGGGGCTGCCGTTGCTATTACGGCGGGCGCTCCTGGGTCAGTGACGAGCACTGGCGATTTGTACGTTAATGGATTTAGCGGGGCCAGAAACGCCGGAACAACCTATTTCGCCGCCGTCTTCAATCGTGCCTTATCCGCCGCCGAAGTCCTTAACTTATACCGCAATGGGATCGACTATGCGGATAAGTGGGGAAGCCAAGCAGACTTATGGGATGCGGCGGCTAGCGTGTTTACGTCTGGAACTTATGCGTGGGTCGCGTATGGCGGAAACAGCATAGCCAATGCGGGAAATGCTTTACAGATTACATATGTGAATAATGCGTCCGGAGCTTATGTTTACCTAAAGGACGCATCTGACCTTACTGCTGATTTAATTGCAGGCAAACGATATCGCCTTGAATGCACCGCTAGTTATTCGGGCGGCAGCGCAGGCGTTAAATTACGAATTTCGTCAGGATCTGTGGCTACGGATTCGGCGATATTGACGACAACTCCCACAACATACCTTCTTGAGTTTACAGCTGCGTCCGCAACTAGCGATGTCTTTCTTTTGACTGCAATGGGAATATCTAATGTTGTTACGATAGATAATATTCACTTATATGAGATCGGCGCAACCCTCGCCCTCGAACCTGAAGGCATTCAACCCGCTCCCGGACAGTGGCTTGATTCATCCAGCAATAAAAATCACGCCATGCAGCCTTCGTCCGGCTCATCCCTTACCCGCAACAAGCGAGATTTCGAGGTGCGATGGACGAATACCTGGGCAGGAACGCATGAGGCGCAATACATAAATGGCGTCAATCAATCTGTGCTTCCCGCGAATTGCTACATTGACGAAATTATAGGAGTCGTCGCTGGCGGGACAATTGAAGACATCCGGATTGGAGACGGCTCGGCCACGGAGCGGTGGGTAGCAAATACAACGGGATTGGCGGCGGGAACTACAAGCTTCACTCTGGCCAACCGGATTTCAGACGGAACGAATTACAAGCTGGTTGTCGATCCGGACGCTAATTTTACGGGCAGCATAGCATTCACGATCCGGGGACACATTCTGCAATAAGGAGGCATTATGATTATAACTCTCAGCGACGGCAGGCAAGTCGAAATAAAGACAATCAACCTTACCGGAAAAAGCGTGGATTACAGACGTATAAACGATCCGGTCTACTCCGGCGACTGCATTCTTTACATTGAGATTAACGATTTAGCGACGGCAGAGGCGGCGATTAAGGCGGCTCTGGAAGCGGAATTGATAAGGTAAAACGAGAGAGCGGCATTATGACGGATGGCCCCGTCACAATCTGGATTGGCCCCAGGCTTTCGCGCCGCTCATTAGAGGCCATACCCGAACAAGGGAGGGCTTGTCAAGAATGGAAACCTGCGAAAAGCACGGCGAGTTGATGCAGATGATGGGACGGATTGACGAGCGAACGAAGATTATCCAAACAAATCAGGATGAGATCTTCAAGAAGGTAAACGATCTAGCCATAAACGGCGCTGTCCAAAAAACTAAAATATCGCCGCTTTTTTGGGCCATAAGCATCATCGGCAGCGCAGTAATTCTTTACTTTGTCGGCAAAGCTCTGGCCGCGATGATTTCATAAAGGGATCATAGATGAACCGATTCGATCTAAAATCGCAACTCAGACTGCACGAAGGCATCCGTTTTTCTCCTTACCCCTGTTCCGCCGGTCAAACGACTATTGGCGTGGGCTGGAACATGGACGCGCGACGGTTGCCCTCCGGCATCGCGAAATACCTTAAACTGCACGGCTGCATCACTCCGGAAATGGTTGACGAGCTTTTGGAAATGTCCATTGACTCAGCGGTGAGCGACTGCCGGCAGTTATTTCCGGCCTTCGTTTCGTTCTCCGACGTCCGGCAGCACGCTTTGATCGACGTAGTTTTCAATCTCGGCAAGGCGAAGATCAGCAAGGGATTTCCCTCTTTTTGCCATGCGGTGAACATCGGCGATTGGCAGGGAGCGGCGGATGAGTTGAAGTATGCGGACGGCAGGAGAAAAACGAAGCTTTCCCTTTACTGGACTCAACTGCATGGAGATCCGGACGGTCAAGACGACAGGAAGAGGGAGCGGCCAGAAACCATATACAGGATGCTCGTCGAAGGATGAAAACGGGAAGAGCGCGGCAGATGGAAGCCGCTAAGAAAGATAAACGCGCGAAAAGGAAGGCGAAGAGCCGGAAAGGAAATAGAAAATGAAGAACTGGAAAACCACGGCGTCAGGGTTATTGAGCGGCCTCGGAGTGCTCTTTCCCTTAATCGGACTCCCCGCCGAAGTGGGGCAGGCTGTAAGCGTAATCGGATTATTTTTGATCGGATTTTTCGCTAAAGACAGCAACGTCACTGGCGGAACCGTCGCTCAGTAAGAGGAACTCATGAGTCTTAAAACTCAAATGGCCGCCGATTTGCCGACTTTCTTCAATGCGGATGAATTCGCCGATGCAGCGACGCTTACGCATGGTTCAACCGCGACAACGGTAAACGGGATTTTCGCCGACTCCTTTAGAAACTTCAATGCTGAAATCGGCGGCTATGAAACAACCGCTCCGCAATTTGAATGCGCCTACTCCGATGTTGACGACGCCGATCACGGCGACTCATTGGTCATTGGCAGCGTCACTTACTATATCATCGGCATACAGAAGTCGGAGGACGGGCTTACGGCGATATTGATATTAAGCGAGGATGCGCCATGACGACGCCTCAAGGCTCCGATTGGAATACTGATCTGCAATGGGAAGATGGGCTTGAATGGCAAACCGAAACGCCGTCCAAGCAGGAAGATATTATTGTCGCTTATAAGGCTCTCCTCGAAACGATTCTGAAGGCGAATAAATACAATACTGATTTAGGCGCCCTCGTCAAGGAATGGGGAAGCCCGCCGTTTCCATCAGACACAACGATAGGCATGGTTTTCAGGACGGGGCAATTCAATACCGATGCAATTTCTTTCGGATGTCAGGAGCACCGCTTCACCGTTGAGAATTACATCCTTATTGTCGGTACGGCCTCGGATAAGAGAAAAGCCATTGCCGACTTTTATCAATGCATCGGAACCGATCTGACGCTTGGCGGTCTTGCAAATATCTCGTTTTCGCTGGCGCGATCAGCCGAAGTCGAACACAACCGCAAGAGGGCATTTTGGATAAAAATAGAAATTAGCATCAAGTACGTCACTGATAACTGGAATCCATACGATTAAAAAGGAGCCGCAATTATGGGAAAGCTTTGCATCATATCTTGCGAAAGGCCGCTTGCAGACGGACGCTTTAAGGTCTTCGAGGCGGGAAAAATTTACTCGGAAGACGAAACCGGCCCGGACTGCGGCCCCTGTTTTGCGGACGCTGAGAACGCCGAAGAAATAATAGAAAAGGAGGATTAAGAAAATGGCCATAACCCTTAAAGGCTGGAACAGACAATTTATGGCATCGGCGTTTACGAAGGAGGCCAGCTACGACGCCGGAGCAACGATGAACAATACAAACGCCTGTTCCTTCAAAGGCTTTGACCTCGAACCGGCCTGGGAAGACAAGATTGTTACCGACAAAGACGAGGTTACGGGCAAAGAGCACGGGTACGATCAAGAGATTATCGGCTACGGCGCAAAGTTCAATTACAAAGAGCCGAAATGCAAGCCCAACTCTTTAGCTTTCTTCGCCTCTCTCGCTCTCGGCTCGTCTACTCCGACCAAAGACGGAGCGTTTACGGCTTACAAGCATAAGATAATCCCCGTCACCGTGGGGACTGCGCTGCCGTCGTGTCAGGTAGAGGAGCTTTTCGGCGGCCTTCAGTACGCTTACAAGGGCGTCAAATGCAATACCCTCAAGATTTCCGGGGAGGCGGGCGGATTTTTGGCCCTCGAAGCCGGGCTCATCGGTTCGGGAACGCGGGCGACTTCCGCGACCGCTTTCGCAAACGCCATTGCGGAAAGCTGGATGCAAGTTGCAAACTGCAAGGTTTGGATGGAGAGCGGAGCCGACATCACTATCGGAGCCTCGCTTGTCCAGGCGGCGGAAGACATTTCCAGCGCGGCCCCGGACGTTCTTTCCCCTCGCCTGAAAACATTTGACTGGAATTGGGACAATAAGCTTGAAGGGCAACCCGGATTTGGCGGCGCGGGAGTTTTCCAGGATCAGGATTACGGGCGGCGCTCTTGCAGCCTCAAATTCTCGCTAATTTTCGCTGGGGCCACTGAATTGGGTTATTACACGGCTCAAAATCCGTGCGCGATTGAATTCGATCTTAAGGGGGCCCTGATTGCTGCGGGAGGCGCTATGTATTACGGCGCCCACCTGATAGTGCCTCGCTTCAAACTTAAAGCGGCCCCGCTCCCCAAAGGCGGCCCGAATGATTCCTTGACGCAGGATTTCGACTGCGAGGTTTTTGATGACGGTACGAATGCGGCATCGATCATTGAAGTTTATAACGCGCAGGCGGCTTATTTAGCGTAAACCTTTTAACTTCGGAGCTGCGGCGGTCTTCAGTCTTCCTCGGCGGTTGACTAAACAGGCCGCCGTTGCTCCCCTAACAGCCGAGGAGGAGATAATATGAAGTTCACAAAAGAAATATCAGTGCAGGTTGAAGACGACGGCTTGGTCGTGTTTAGGGAGCCCACCAATGAAGAGTGGAACGATTTTGCGGCAGAGCGCTATCCCGTGGGACGCCATGCCAAAATGAAAGACAATTCATCGGCTGCTCGCGCGAATCTTTTTGACAAGCTGGCAGTGCGCTTTGAAAACCTGAATGACGATGCGGGGCCGATAGGCATTGACGACAAAGCCAGGATTCCCATGCGCTTCAAGGCCGAGACGATCTTTAACGCCTTCGAACAGAACGAGATAAATCTAAAAAACTAGTAGACGATCTGCGCCTTATCCATGAGCGGGGGCGGATCGATTACAAAACAAACAAGCCGATAAATCCCGAATGCAGCGACGGATGCACGGCATACAAAGAAAATCCGGCGGAATACGTCAAAAGCAACATCTGCCCTAATTGCCCCTGGGCGCATGAACTCAACGAGCCGGAACTTTACCAAAAACTGATGGATTATATCGGCCTCATAAATTCCGGCTGTCCCATAGGGCGGCATGAGCTTAGAAACGAAGAGTGGCTCGCATTGGGAGCGATGAAAGACGAACTTGAACGCATAGCGGCGGAAGAGGCAAAAAAGAAAGCTGAGGCTGAGGCGGATGGCAAATGTTAACGATACAGACGTAAGTTATTATTTGAGGGCCTACGACTCCACCGGACTCGCGCATGAGAGCGCCAGGAAGGAACTTGAGAAGACAAAGAGCGCCTCCGAGAAGACCGCGAGCGCCATGCAGGCGCATTGGGAGTCTTTTCGAAGGAATTGGCTTGCGGCTGCGGCTTCCATAACGGCGGCTTATCTTGCCCTTCGAAAAGCCTGGGATTTTGCAGAAGTTGCGGCGCAGTACGAAGAACAGCAACGGAGCCTGCAAGCTCTGGCCGCTCAATACAACCTCACCGCCGACGCTGCCACGAAAATGGCGAAAGCGGCGTCGGGAGGGCAGCTTTCCCTTGTTGAGTCCTCGCAGCTTGCCGCTCAAGCGTTCCAGCTCGGCTTCAATCCTCAGACTATGACCGACTTTATAGTGCAGGCGGAAAAGCTTACAGATGTTGTCGGCGGCGAAATTCCAGCGGCGGTCGAAGCCATGGAAAGAGCGGCGGCAACCGGACGCTCCCGAGCGCTCGTTCAATATGGGATCATTGTTGACCTCAATAAAGCCCTTGCGGAATACGCTCAGAAGCACGGCATATCAAAAGAAGCAATTGACGCGCATACCGCAATGCAGATCCGGGCGAACGCGATCCTTGAGGAAGCAAAACTGAGAACCGACGCCCTGGGCGAATCGGAAATGTCCACAGCCGATAAAATGAACGTCATGAGAGCGACCGTCAAAGACATTGAGCTTTGGCTTGGACAAGTGACGATAAAGGCGGCTGCGGCTGCTGCGGGAGCCTTTCAGACTGTCGCTGCTGCAATCACAAAGCTTTATGAGTATTGGGCGAAAGCGAAAAAGGGCATGACCATGACTTTGATGTTCCAAAGCGGCGCCAGCTACGAGGAAGCCCAAAAAGCCACTCAGGGATTGCAAGACGATGTAAACGCCGCCAATGCAAGCGCCGCGGACTTGATTGCGCAGGCGTCAAAGAATTTCGACATTATGCTTGCCAAAGAGGGAGAACTTGCAGCGGCTATGGCGAAGCGGTCGGCGGCGGCAAGCGGTTCTTTGGGCGCTGACGAAGCCAAATTGAAAGCAGTGGAAGCCCTCAACGCCCGTCTTCGGCAGGAAACCGAGAAAACCAAGTTGTCTGAGCGCGACTATCTTGAATGGCAGGCTAAGGAATACGCAAAGCAGGGCGCGGACAGGATAATCCTTGAAGAATGGAAAGCTTCAAAGATTTCCGAACTGCAACGCAAAGAGGCGGAAGATGCCATAAAAATTGAAAACGAAATCAAGAAGGCTCGCGAACAGGCGTTTGCCGAAGAGATAAAAGCCCGAAGCGAACACGAGAAAAAGATTGACGATTACAAAAAGAAAGCCGGATATCTGAGCGATGAGACCTACGCGGCTAATAAGTACGCTCGGGAAAGAGAATTGTATTATCAGCAAATCGACTCCTTAAACGTTCAAATGGATGCGGCAAAGACGGCAGCGCAAATTCTAGAATTAGAAGCGCAGCG